TAATATCATCCTTTTGCCATTGCTCCAAAATAAATGGTTCACCAGCTTTGTCACCTTTTACGTGTTTGACATTTTCCTCAATGTATTGGACAACAATGTTTGCAGTCCTTTCATCAAAGTAGTATTTATCAAGGTCGATATTTTTGAAGTTTGTTTTATATGCCATCAGAATATATGTCCTTATCTTCTTCAGGTTTTTGTTGTAGTTGGATTCTTGTTCTTGCTGATGGACTAAATCCAAACTCTTGTGACAATCTTAAAAAGTCCTTTCGTAATTTATTTAATTCCGTATATAATGGATCAATTCTTTTCATTCCTTTATCATCAAGATAATACCTTCCCTTTGTATTTTCTTTTAACCATTCTAATTCACTATATACATAACAATATTCCTTGAATAAAGTCAAGTCAATAAACGAAATATATCCATACAATTTTTGTGACTGCATCAGTTGTTGAGTCCACATTTGTTTTGCAACATCATTCAAATCTTCAGGTGGAGATGGAACTTCGTTGTGTACCCATTGCAAAGCATTCGTGTCTGCAATTTGGTCATCATGTCTTGATGGTTGATAATAACCCTTTTTTATTGTGATTGCTTTTGGTGGTGGTACTGGTCCTCTTTTACCCATATTATAATAAATTTCTCATGTGTGGTAAATTGTTTCTTATAATATATTGATCTCTAAAAATAGCAGCTTCAACCTTATTTTTAAAATTACCTAAATCATGCCTTTTATTTTTAAAATTAATTAAAACACGATAAGTGTTTGATTCTGTATTTTTATGAACTCCAATAAAACCACTGGTATTTTTTAAGGACCTTCTATTTGTTGCATTTATATATGGTTCTACATAACGACAATTTGATGGTTCATAATTTCCATTATTGTTAATTCTATCTATTTGCAACCCTTTTTTATACCCATTATTTAAAGACCATTTTTCAAATTCATAAAAATCATTGTTCCACAAATCGCATATTTTTATTCCTCTACCACCATAATTTTTAAATGATGTACTTTTTTCATTTGTACATCTATATTTAATACCATGCCAAACACTATACAAATCTCTATCGCTTATGTAAATTCCATCTTTTTTTGGAATTTTTTTATTTTTTCTACCACCTACATGATCAACGCACCATTTTCTTTTTTTTGTAGATTTAATTTGAACACCACATATCATGCAATTACTTGAAATAATAGTTTTTAAATTATGTTTACTTTTCCAATTTCTATAACATACATCTGATGTAAAACTTTTATGTTCTTTATTTAAAACATCAAATGCCTTTTTTACTGACCCAATTCTTTGAGCCATATCTTCAACTTTTTTATGAAATTTATTTTTATCCATTATTCCCAAACCTCAAACTAACTTATGTGTAAAAAAAGCCCCGCGAACGTTTGCAGTACATATTGTTGTAGATTTCAAACCCCCCTATCCCTTTGTTTTTATTCATGAAAATGTCTATGTTCATCATCTGTAAATTCCTTTCCAAACTTGTTATATATACTACAATCTCCAATTACAAACGCATCTTCAAATGGAAAGTATTGGATTAGTAGTTCACAAAACTTTTTATGAGGTAAATGAAAACCATATCGTGATGAATATAATTCTTCTGCTGGTTTGTTTATCATCTTACCAAGAAACAATGGCAACACGTTCTGTGTGGCAATCTCTTGGATTGCATACAAGTCATCAGCATCTAACAAGTCCACATCAAAGTATGGTTCATTGTACTCATAAAATCCATCAACAATTTGGTTAACCTTCATAATATTCTTATCTCTAAATAATAAACACCAAAATCAAATATCAATGCCTTTTCATTATTAAAACGATTGAAACTTAATCCAAACGATATTTGTTCTTTGTATTGACCTATTTCAATTCTCATCATTAATCATTGCAAGTAGCAACGCATAGTTAGCTAAATCCATAATTGAATCATTAATTGATTCATTCTTTGGTTTATCATTACTATTAAGTAACACACCAAGCCTTGCAACCTTTGTTGCTATAAGGTTTAAACAATTAAGTTGTGCATTCCCACCAGCTATTTGACCAGCCATCTTAAAGTTTGATAACCTATCTACATTGGCATAGTCATCACCTTTATTAAGTAGTACATCACGCATCTTATTAATGTACTCATCAAAAAAATCTTCTTGTTCTTGTTTTGTCATATCGCTACAAATTTAATAAATTATTTTATCATCTTTTAAACACATTGCTTCAAAGCCCATTTCACGCAATTGGTCAATCCTATATCGTTGTAATGGCTTTAAGGTATCAGAACCAGTCTTGCACTCAATAAACACAACCTTACTATCTTTTAAACACATAAGGTCAGGGAATCCATTCTCACTTAACCTTATTATGTTTAACACCATATAACCTTTTGCTTTATATTCCTTTATTACTTTAGATTGATAGTTCATAATCCCTTTTAAACATTCTTAACGTGTAGTCCTTTTTATTAGTAACACTCTTATATATTTTAGATTCAATACCTTTTCGAGCAAATACCCAATACACATCATTGTTCTTGCGTTCCATTGTAGTCATCCTATCTTTTGACTGGAAGTAACTGATTGCACTAAAATCAATATTATAATACACTAACGCATCAGCTTCACGTAATGATATGCCTTCACGACCTGATATAATCTGAAGTGCTATGTTCTTATCACTACCATTGAAATCATCTAATGTAGTACATAATGTATCACCAAACACTTGCTTTAATATATCTAACTCACCTTTAAACTTATAGAACAAACCAATCTTTTGCCCTTTGAACTTATCACGTATGTATTCCGCCTTTGATGTGTCAAGTATCACAACATTACCATCCTCAAGAATACACGAACCACTGCATAGTTGATGTATCTTGTTCTTCATCTTGACTGATGTATCTGCTATGATTGCTCCAGCCTTACCCACAACGATCTTGTCCTTCTTTAATGTATTAATAATATCGTGTGTGCTTTCTTTTATATCACACCACAATATGTGTTCATTCACATTGGATTCAAATCCAGCTTCTGATTGTGTGTATGTTATAATATGTTTATCAATGTATGGTTTTATTTTATTATAGTCAGCATTAGAATAGTCTTTGACATTAGCATAACCAAAGTTGCGTTCAGTAACATTCACAAACTCCTTTGCCCATTTATAGAAATTGGTCCATTGTTTAAATGGTGAATGTATGCTCACCCAATATTGATGATAAACTTGGGAATAGCTTTCCGCGTTTGGTGTACCTGACAAGAATATCATTGGCAATGTGGACCAACGTTGTTTGATTAGTTTAGTTGATTTGTTTGGCTTTGGAAACGAACCATTTCGATGGTGTTCATCAGATACCAATATATCAAAGTCACCATCTACTTTGTGCAGTGATTCGTTGTTTATGATTGTTATGTCAAAAGAAAAACCGAATTTATCATAATCATCTTTGATGCTGGTTATGGCTTTCTTTTTAGTTATAAATAAAACATTAGATGCACCAAGTTCTTCGCATATTGATAATGATGTTAGTGTTTTGCCAGTCCTTACTTCCATTTGCAAATAAAGCAAACGATGGTCTGCAATGATATCAACACCACGCCTTACAATATCCTTTTGATAATCTCTTAATTCCATTTAAAAAGGTAAATCATAATCAACCATAAACCATCTGTCACCATTCGTATGACCTTCGGTATATTCACCACCGATATAGTTTGCATACTTCTTAACCCAAATGTTAAATTTCTTTTGTGTTAGCCATTTCTTATAATCTTGGTAATCATTCACAAACTGATCATACATATTGCGTTTATTTAATCTAATATTAAACAATTCAGTTCCATCATAATTGCACCACTCATAAAACTCTTGTGATGTTTCAGATATGAATTTACGCAATTTGATATTCTTTGCATTGGTTTGTTTAATTAGTTTATGTTTAAAGTATAATTGAATACAACCAACCATGTAATTGTCAAATCTTGCATACTCATCTTCATCCCAGTCATCAAATAATGTACGACCGAAATCATCATAAGGTGTTAAATCACTATTATAATATTGTGCCACCTCAACTTCATGCCTTCTTCGGTCATGGCTATTCCCTTCACCTTTGATTGCATAGTTGGTTGATATTAACATCTTTGGTGATTCCTCAACACCCAGCTTGATTGCATCCTTTCCTTTGCGTTCCAGTGTAATTCCTTCAGTAACCAAACTAAACTTTGATTCAAAATCAAAATTCTTTTTGACATCATCAAAAACCAGGATTTGCGTGTCCTGGCTTATGGTTTGATATGGAAACGATTTCTTATCATCAAATGACTTTCCATCCAATATACCAACACGCCTAATTTCTTTTAATCCCTGAACAAATAAACCTTTTCCGGTTCCACCTTCCGGATTGTCAGATATCACCTCATCATTTAGTATGATAGCTTTGTTATCAATCTTATTTTTATAAGTATGTAATAAATAACCAATTGTACATTGTATTGACAATGGTTCACCACTTGATATGTTATTTATGAATTTTTGATAATCATTGTCAATATTATCGTTTTGATTGAAATCCCTATCAATGATTTGGTTCTTCCATATATACCCATTTACATTAACATATTCATTTAAAAATACTTTGTCCTTTGTAACTTCCAAAATACCATTTCTAAATGCAATGAATGATTTGTGCTGGGTATCATTTAACATCATTAAATCAATTGTTTCTAATATGGTCAGGAATGAATCAGTAAATAAGTTTTGATAAGTTGCAACATAAGAATAAACATCTATTTCATTATTGTCCAATAGATAAGATAAAACAAAATCCTTTATTATTTCAGTTGATGTTTCAGATACAATGTTTGATTGTATTTTTACAAAGGATGGTTTTAAGCTATCAGCAAAGAAGAACTTTTTAAATCCATTCCTTTCAAGAAATAGTTTATATTTTAAAGGATCTATTTTTATGTTCTGCTTCTTATCATAATACCAAAAATCATCATGTTCTGATTCTTGACTTACTTGCTCATAAACATCATCATTAATGTTGTGCAGTTCTTGAACCTTTTCCTTTCCATACTTTAAATCCTTTTTAATACTATCTATTTTGGACCAATCTTCAAAATACTTACATCCAAATTGTCTAATGCGATATGCACTTTTTATTGTGTTCTTTGTTTCATCCTCACTAAACTGCCCATGAACAACATTATTAAGTATGTAATTAACTGCATTGATTTCCTGAACACCATACTCACAAAATGCACTTGCAATGTCCAAGATAAAATTATTACGTTCACCCTCAATAAAATCCTTTTGCCAGTTAAACTTCATAATAAGTTCAATCTTTTTAAAATCATCATTGATTGGTATGGTTGGAATCTTTTCAGCTATTAAAAAACCATCATCAACCAGCTTTGGATTGTACTGTATAGCTTCATAATTAATGTATATATTTGGATCGTATGATTCGAAACAAACTCGATCAACGTTGCAAGTAGCACCATCAAAATAGTCATAAAGGTGATCCTTATTAAACTGCTTAAAATATTGTTCATGCTCTTTTGCGTTACATTTTGGTATTGATACAATGGCTTTATATCCATTTCGTGATGGTGACATAAAAACCGAAACAATATGTTTGTTTTGCTTCAGCTGGTCAAACATCATATCCATCTTATTATTTGGTATCTTATCAAAGTCCAGCACCATTAAACCACTATGTTCTTTTAGTCCTGACTTTCTTCTTTGAGAAAACTCACCACTAAATATAATACAAGGTAGTGTGTTTTTAAGTTTGGAACGTGCATCACCTTCCAGTTTCATCATTTTATCTATGATGTTTTTTGACTTTCCATCTTGTATTCTTTTAAGTGCTTGGTCAAGTTGGATACAATAGGGTACATCACTGGCTTTGAAAAGTGATTTAAAGATTGAAATCTTTGTGTTTTTTATCATATTGTGGCTACAAATTTATAATTTTTATTTTTAGACTAACAAAACAAATCCTATGTGTCCGCGTAAAACGCTGATAATCATATAGTTTAACGATTTAGGACACATTTTTTTCTCAAGTGACCCCCCCCCCTTAAAATGAAAATGATTTTTGCGGGGGAGCAATAAGGGAAAAAATCTCAAAACGTGTCCTAATTAATAAAATGTTCTATTGCTTTGTCGATTGAACCATATGATTCCAAAACTTGCCACCCTAAATTCTCGATGTGTTTCTTTGAATAATGGTCGTACGTTTCCAATCCTATTGATTGCAAATAAAAATGTCCTAAATCTTCTATTGTGTATTGCATAATGTATGTATATTAAAAACCCCTCACCATATGATGAAGGGTTTGTGTTAGTTAGTTACCAGTCACCATATTAGCAACTGATTTTATTTCTTCGTATGTCCATCCGCACTCTTTAAGTTCTTTTTCTTCTTGCTCCATCATTTCTACAAATAATGGATCGTTTAAAATTTGGTCGATGTTTGTAATTGTGTTGTTCATTTTTGTTATTGTTTTTTTATTATGATACAAATATAGTATAAAATATTAATACAATGCAAGTTTTATTTTATTTTTTTTATTGTAATATTTTTATATACATTTGCAGTTCAATATAACACGATGAAGAAAAATATATTAATCTACTTTGCAACATACCTTCCGTTTAGTTTGGTATTGTTTGCCCTTAATTATTCAGTCATTGCGACAATTATGTTTGCGATTGGCATTGTTTCACTTTTAGAATTATACAGTCATGACAGAATATGAAAAATCACAACTTCGCAAATTAGTTTATGATAAACTTGATGAACTACAAAAAATGCACGTTGATTATTATAATGATGACGAAGAACATTATTCACCAGCTTTAAGAATAGAATCAAAAATTAGAGAATATCAAACTATTTTAGAAAAACTTAAATGAAATTTCAAAACACAATATCAAATGAACTCAAAGATATTTTGAAGTGTTGCACATCTGTAACTGAACGAAGAATGATTGCAGACAAGCACAACATATCTATTCACACACTTAATAGTGTGCTGGAAGGCAAAAGAAACATTACATTCAACAATCACGATGCAATATTGGAATTACTTGCACAAGCAATTAGCAATGCAAAGTCTTTCCATATGTCATTGATTGATTATTTTCACGAAACAAAATTTATTAAATTTATATAAACATGGCAATTTTAGCAACAACAAACCAAAGTAAAAAAAGCATTGAAATCATTCCTGCAGGTTCATACCCAGCAAGATGTTATTCAATGATTCACATTGGCACGATTGAAGAAACATTCAATGGTGAAACCAAAGAACGAAACAAAGTACGCATCACTTGGGAACTACCAACCGAAACAATGACGTTCAATGAAGAACGTGGTGAACAACCTCGTGTCATTGCAAAGGAGTTCACACTATCCTTGCATGAGAAGTCAACACTTCGTGCATTCTTGGAATCTTGGCGAGGAAAATCATTCACTGACAAAGAAGCAAGTTCATTTGATGTTACCAACCTTCTTGGTGTGCCTTGTCTTTTGTCAATTACGCACAAAACATCAGGCAATGGCAAAACATATGCAAACATTGCAAGTGTGTCAATGCTACCAAAAGGTATGGATTGCCCTGACCAAATTAATGAAATGCAAGAATTTACTTATGATAATTTTAAAGAAGAATTATTTGATTCGTTTCCTGACTTTATTAAGGAAAAGATAATGATGTCAAAAGAATACCAATCGTTAAATAAAGATACAAATGAAAACCTCCCATTTTAACGATATAGCAAATAATGTGATTCAGGGGATGACCGATCCCCTGATTGCATATGCAGAACTCAAAGAATTGAAACGCGAGATTGACCAAGCAATTAAGGATGTTGAACCTATTGCATTGGAGGAATCAGAGAAATACGGCAAATCATTTGAACTGCATGGTATTAAATTTGAACGAAGGAATGGTGCAACACGCTATGACTTTAAGCACATTCAACAATGGCAAATGCTACACCAAGAACTGAAGAACTTTGAAACCGCATCGAAACAAGCACTTGCAGCAATGAAATACAACGCAAATTATGTTGATGAGAATGGTGAGCAGATTCCAGTTCCAAGATTAACCTATACAAAAGATTCACTTATAACAAAATGAAAAACGTACACCCATATTTAATACCAGCCTTTGATGTTTATGAGATAAATAAACAACTGGCTGAATACACAACACCTGATGCAATAAAATATCAAGTTGCAAAATACTATGCAAAGAAACCAATCATCAAAGTTTTGTATGGCAACTTAACCGCTACCGATATGAAGGATTTGATTTGCAGTAAAACACGCAAACAAGAAATCATTCGTGGTCGTTATGCAACCATTTATTTTTTGCGTAATATATTAAACTTAAAACTTGCATCAATTGGAAAGTTGATGGGCTTTCGTGACCACTCCACAATAATCAATGCACTTAAAACATATGAAGCATTATGTGAATATGAAAAACCATCGTTTGAAGATCACATCAATTTGTGTTCAGTTTTTAAAGTACCAAACCGCATTCAGTTTTTAAGATGAACCCATTAATTAAACTATACTTGCTTTCACTTGAAATGATTCCTTTGTTGGATGATGTTGAAATACAAGGTGTCAAAGTACAACGTGATATTAAACGTGTGTCACGTACCCTTGAAACATTTGTTGTGGATGCTTGTGACTTGCTTGAAAAACAAGATACAAAGAATGAAATCCATGACAAATTGGTGACAAACTTTAGTAAGTTAATGGATAGTTTAACCGAAGAAAATATTGTGAATCTGTGATTTTTCATTTATTGTTTATTTATTTATTCCAACCCACATCATCGTTTGATGGTGTGGCAAGGGATAATTCATTGGTTGATGCAATCATTCATGTTGAATCACGCAACAATCCAAACGCTTGGAACAAACGTGAGGATGCTTGTGGTGTTTTGCAGATTAGACCAATAATGATAAAAGATGTTAACCGCATTTTAAAACGCAATCAATACACCTTAAATGA